GTGACGGTTTCACGCTTCTGGTCATGGGTTGGACCGGAGAGAAAGCGCTTCAATTCAAACTTGCCTGGCTTGATGCTTTCAACAAAATGGAAGAAGAACTCCGAGCCAAAAACACGGTTCAAGCCCTTCCTCCCGCCTCCCCGCTTGGAAAGTCTATTGCGCCCGCCATCAGCGCGGCTCCCATGCTTCATGGGCAACTGCAATGCGTCCAGTTAGCCATGAAGGATCGTTTTACCAATCAGCGTGATTTACTCCGCGCTTATTCAATCCTTCAGCACCATTTTTGCGTAACGTCGTATCGTCAAATTCCTGCGGCGAGATTTGATGAGCTCATGGACTACATCAAATCTATGGAAATGAAGCCTCTCCAATTTAAGAAGCCAAAGGCGCTTCCCGCACCTCGGGTAGAAGGGCTCCTCGCGGCACGCTTTGCGATAACCATCACGGACGGTGAACCAAGGGTGTATGAACTTGACGCAAACAAGTGGCACATGGTGAACGTTGGCAGTTATGAATGGGTCAAGGCCTCCTGCGAGAATCGGCTGCCTGCTAATCAAGTACCTGATTTACTCAAAGCGCTTCTCCGCCGCTTGAATAAAGAAACTCTCCAATAGATAAAACGAGGGGCCTGCGCCCCCCAAAGGATAAGCCATGGACATTCTGATCATATCTTTAGCCGCGATTTTAGCCATAGTGGCATTCGCTATCGCGGGCCTTTTTGAAAAAATCGACAGTCTGAACTATCAGCTTCTCCAGCTTCAGACCCGCGTCCGTCGCATGGAGAAAAAAGAGGAGAACCGATAATGACGCCCGAAGGCAAAGTCGTCGCGCTGATTAAAAAACGTGTCAAGGAAGCGGGCGGCGAGGTTCGTAAATGCGCCTGGGAGAATTGCCGGGGAGCGCCCGACCTGCTTGTCATGCTTCCAGGGATCCATGCTTGGATCGAGGCGAAGACGGAAACCGGCAAGCTCGGCCCTCACCAGGCGCGCGAGCACACTCGCATGACAACCGCCGGCTGCAAGGTGTACGTGGTTTTTGGTGAGGATCAGGCGCAGGCCCTGGTGAGTCACCTGATCTCAGTCTCCCGCTCCGGAGTAGAGGAACAATATGCGTAAGTTCAATCCCTGGCCGTACCAGCAGAGAATGATCCAGTTCGCTCTGCAGCATCCCCGCTGCGGCCTCTTTGTGCCGATGGGCATGGGTAAGACAAGCGCGTCGCTTGCCATCATCGATGTGCTTAAAAACATATTCGAGGAAGGCCCGGCGCTCGTCATCGCGCCCCTGGCCGTTGCCCGGAATTCATGGCCGAGTGAAGTCCGGAAGTGGACCGACTTCTGCCACCTCAAAGTGTCGCCGATCCTCGGCAGCACTAAAGAACGTGTTAAGGCCTTGCATACGAAAGCGGACATCTATGTCATCAACTATGACAATCTGATGTGGCTCGATAACTTTTTGACCACTAAAAATTACACGTGGCCCTTCCCGGTTGTCATCGCGGACGAATCCACGCGGCTCAAAAGTTTCCGGACGCGCCAGGGATCCAAACGCGCCAAAGCGCTCGCTAAATTCTCGAATTTTTTCAAGCGCTTTATCGCCTTGACCGGTACGCCTTCTCCTAATGGCTTAAATGATCTTTGGGGGCAGTTGTGGTTTATCGATCAGGGCGAGCGCCTGGGGAAAAGTTTCACAGCTTTCCATAACCGCTGGTTTAGACCTTTGCAGGTCGGAGCCAATGCGGCCGCGGTTCAATGGGTGCCGCACGACTTCGCACAGTCGCAGATCCAGGATGCAATCTCTGACGTCTGTCTCTCGATCAAGGCGGAGGATTATTTCGACCTGGATAAGCCGCAGTTCGTCAATATCGAGGTGGATTTGCCGGACGACGCCCGGCGCCTCTACGACGATATGGAAAAAGCGCTCTTTATCGAGCTCTCAAACAATAAGACGGTTGAGGCGGTCAATGCGGCCGCTAAAACGGTCAAATGCCTGCAATTGGCAAACGGAGCCGTTTACACCGACGAGCTGCACAACTGGGAAGAAGTTCATACGGCCAAACTGGATGCTCTGGCCTCGATCGTCGAGGAGGCCGCAGGAGAGCCGCTTTTAGTGGCGTACCAATTTAAAACGGACCTTGCCCGAATCCTCAAGGCCTTTCCGAAGGCTAAGGCGTTCGATAAACGCCCGGAAACCGTCGAGGCTTTTAATAACGGCGAAATTCCGATGCTCTTAGTCCATCCGGCAAGCGCCGGGCACGGATTGAGCCTCCAGGACGGATCGAGCAAATTGGTCTTTTTCAGCCAGTGGTGGAATCTCGAGGAATATCAGCAGGTCATCGAGCGTATCGGCCCGATGCGCCAAATGCAGGCCGGGCATCCGAGAGTTGTAACGGTTTACCAGATTCTCGCCCGGGACACGATCGACTACGTGGCCCTATCGAAAAAACGAGCAAAACGAGAGGTTCAGGACATGCTTCTGGACTATTTGAGAAACAAAGGAGCTTGACATGCGACACATCAAAAACCCGCTCCATCGTGCCAATGCTCAGGCGCAGCGCGAATTTAGCTTTATCGCCGACGGCCGCAAATATTTGGTCCGGCTAAATCTGGTTTACGCCTATGTGTATGAGGCAGACGTCGGGGCAACTGAATACGAGTGTTTGGGGAAAGTTTCCAACCGACTTCCGGCCGGACGTCTTAGATACCCGCGCACAACTGAAGGCGCTTCAATTTGTCTCAGGGAAGCGCTTGCCGGGAAAAGTAATCGAGAAAAGAAAGAACAGAGAATTTTGGAGGACAAGAATGGCTGACAACGTAAATCATCCGCGGCATTACGAAAAACATAAGATCGTTTTAGAACCGATCGACATCATTGAAGGCCTGCCCTTCTCAATCGCCAACGTCATTAAGTACATCATTCGGGCCCACGATAAGGACAACCTTCTGGAGGATTATCGAAAAGCGAAGTGGTATTACAACCGAGTGAATATGACCTTCAGTCACGAACGATTAAATTCACTTTTGGCGCCGCTGGCTGTACTGAGATTTTCCGAGAACGAAACGCTGAGAGATTTCGGCCGACAAATTTTCAACGGCCGCGAGCCCTGGATGGCGTGGACGCTCATAGGGAGCGATCTGAACAGATCTATTTATGCACTTTTGGACGAGCACGACACGGTTCCTGAAGAATTAAGGAGGGAATAAAAATGAAGCAAGGCAGAGACTTTGGAAAGCCTAAGCTCGACCGCCTGGACGTGATGAGGGTTTTAAATATTAGCCGGACAACTTTGTGGCGGCTGGAAAAGGCCGGAAAACTGGTGCCTCAATTCCGATTAGGGCGCTCCGTCCGATACGATTATGACTATGTGATGCGGTTTAAAATGCCCGCATAATTGACTAGCCCCGCCAAATCGGCGGGGCTTTTTGTTTGTCACAAAGCCTTTTGATTGGTAACAATTATCCCGAAGCGATAGTAAATTTAAGGTTCAGAATGTTTAACAGAGTTAACATTTATGGGTATGATTGTACTTTTCAACTAACCTAGGAGGAGGATATGTCGGAAACAGTAAAAAAGGTTCTGTCTGTTCTGACCCTCTTGGGCATTCTCGGACACGAGTTCTCATACCCAAAGATGCCGAAATATCCGTTTAAAACGGATCGAGAGCGTTTGTCAGCAGACAGAAGAGTAATAGAGGATCGTATTTCCCGTACAGCAAGGAGAATTCGTTATGCCGCGGAGACGGACCGGTGCCAAGATTACTCAAGCTAAAGATCACAGCGAACTTCAGGTAGTCCAGCAAGAAGAAGATACCCCGCTTCCACCTGCTGAAGAGTTAGAGAAGCTAAAAGCTATTAGCCCGGAGCTTGTCTCCACTACGATCGAAATGATCAAAGTCGAGAACAAATTCCGGAGAACTTCTAGCATAAGAGCCGATATCTTCGTTTTTATCGAAAGGATGCTTGCACTTTTTATAGTGCTCGCAATTACCGGAGGGGCCTTCCATGCCTCTTATCTATTAGCCATGTCGGATCACGAAACGACAGCCTGCGTTGTTAGCGGAGGCGCTTTGGCTATGATTATTTCAGCAATACTTAAACGACGTTAAAGTTAGCCCCGCCAAATCGGCGGGGCTTTTTCTTATTCAGGAAGTTTATATTTTTCTTTATAGGAATCGACCATATCGGCCCAATCCTGCAGCATTTTCCGGCGCTGCTTAGCGTAGTCGGCCACGTTATAGACCGCCCGAATGCCAGAAGCCACATGCGACAGACTCGCCTCGATCCAGTCGGAGTTATAACCGTTCTCGTTCAAAATAGTGCTGCCGGTTCGCCGAAAATCGTGCAGCGTGCAGGAATCGAACTTAATTCCTGCCTGAGCCATAATTTTCCGACAGGTTTCTATGAGCCTATTCGGTGTGGAATTAGCAAGCGGCTTGCTCAAACCGTATTTAGCCGGAAAAATAAAATCGCTTTTACTGGTGCTCAATGTCCTAAGACAAACTAGAATGTCATAGGCCTGATTACTTAAATAAACATTGTGAGGCCGCTTTGTTTTCATGCGCTCTTTAGGAATGCGCCAAATCTTCTCATCCCAATCAATTTCCTGCCACGTCGCATTGATTACTTCGGATTTCCTCAGCAAGGTATAAAGCGCCAGTTTCACGGC